GACCGTAATGATCTGTCTCTGCTAGAAGCCCATCTCGCTTTGTTCGTGCTTCCAGCGCGTTTTTTTCATCGTGCGCTATCCTGTCATCCCCGGTAATGTCTTGCTCTATCCACGCCTGAACCCAATTTCCGTCTGCGTTTTGTTCGACTCCGTTGCGCGTTACAGCTTTGTAAGCCCCAGATGGCTCTGGGCGCGGAGTTGAAAGAACAGGATCAATACCAAGCTGTTCATGTATATCTTCATTCCAAACCCTTGGCATTGAAACATTTGGGTGCATCTTTCGGATTTGGCCTTGAGATTTGACCTCCCCCGTTGATCTAATGCGATATTCAGACATCTATTACGTCTCCTCTCCGTTAGTTGCTTCTCTCGGCCCTATATTTAATGCTCCTCTTGCTGGCGCATTTCCAGTTGTAACTGAGCCCAAAAAGCTCATGCTAGATGTATTACTGCAATCAATTGCAACTAATTTATTTCCAGCAGTTCCATACCAACAAGAACAATAAGCAACCTTAGCAACAGGATCGTAACTTACCGCTCTAGGGGCGCTAAAATTTGAGGCAGATGTAAATGTACTAATGTGCGAAAGACTGCTTGTGTCGCTAATATCAAAACACATTAAGGAATTAGAACCTACAGACGTAACAAAGGCAATTCCAGCCTCCAAATCTATAGCAATATCTCTATTATCACTGTTATTAACGGGAGTCTGCACCATATCTAGCACAGACATACTGCTCGTATTGGATATATCTACTGTTGCCATTCCATTGTATTTTGCGATAAACGCAACATTGTTATCCTCATCCAATTTAATTGCTTTTGCGGCGGCTAAATTTGTAGAGTCAACTAAAGTGCTACCGCTTTGAGATGGTGAGCTTGCATTAGACACATTAAAAGCAATTACATTATTATCTTTTACCGAAAAACAAATATCCCTGCTTCTGTGATTTGCAATACCCCACGCGTTAGTATAGGCGCTATTTTCTAATACTCCGGCTAGGCTGGGACTAGAGGGTGTGCTTACATCATAAATCCGAATCCCGCCGGGGTTTCTAAAATCAGAGCCAAAAACAAGGTCACGGGATGGATCAATGTCACAGTATTTCATACTATGCTCTAGCGCCAAAGCACCTAGAATTGATGGCGAGCTTGGATCTGAAACATCTATAACCGCCACACTGTCATCTTCACAAATAACAAATGCTCTGTTATTGGTAATGTCCAACTTCAGTTGAAACGGCTTAGTCATAGCGGCGGCACTGCCTGTAGTACCAAGCACAGTCATATTCGTAGGGTCTGATATATCAATACACTGAACACCGCCGCCCCCATCCTCATGGGGTAAAACCATCAAGTCAGCTTTTCCGCCGGTTGCGCCAGACGCAGAAATGATTGATCTTGTTAAATGATTACTCATCCCATTGCCTGCCCAGCAGTAAACCCATAATAGTTTGTACCGCCGTCATAAGTGATGAACACAAATACGTCTACGGCACCAGATGTAGTGCTAAGCGTCGGCGCAGTAGCCGCCGCCCAATCAACGCTCGCAGGCCATGTAATTGTTCTAGCCGTAGTGTCTTGTGTGACCTTCAGCGTAAAGCCAGAAACCTTCCCACTTGCCGCAGGATTGCTGAACGTGTAAGTCGTATTGCCGGATAGCGTATGGGTAAAGTTGTCGCCATCTTGCAAGTCGATCGTTACTGATGTTCCTGAAAGAGCGGTTGACTCGCTAATTGTTCCATTGTCAAACGTCACAACACCATTTGCGTCCGCAGTAACAGCCTTGCTCGCCTCACTGGTTCCCAGCGTAGTGACGTCAAGATAGTTAATTTCGGCGGTTGTGGCTGTCACGCCATCGAGGATGTTTAATTCTGCGGTGGTAACGGTCGCACCATCAAGAATAGAAAGCTCAGTAGCATCAACGCCGCCGATGGTGTTGCCGTTTAGATCGAGTGCGCCACCGAGCTGCGGCGTGGTGTCATCTACCAGGTCGAAAGTGAGTGACGTGATCGTCACCCATGCAGAGCCATCGTAAATTTTGACCGCCCCGGCGCCTGTATTGAAATACCAATCGCCAGCAGTTAGCGCGTCGCCATTTAGGTCGACCGTCGGATCGTTCGCCTGCGCGCCCAGGTAAAGCCCCTCGATTGCGTCGAGTGATGCCTGGGCAGCCGTAGCCGATGCCGCCGCTGCGGTTGCGCTGCTCGCGGCAGCGGTCGCGCTAGATGCTGCATTCGTTTCGCTAGTCGCCGCATTTGTTGCGCTAGTGGCAGCCGCCGAGACCTGAGTGCCTGCCTCGGTAACAAAATCCTCGAGCGCATCGGGGAATCCTTCGACGTAATTCAAGCCCTCGAAATTCGCCAGCGTATAGGTGACGCCGTTTAAAGTAACAGGGAAAGCCATTAGATTATTTCCTCGATTGTCATGGTGCGACTATATCGCGACAGCGTTGTGTTTTCGATGGCACCGATCTCCGCGACCCGTCCATAGATGTTTTGTGTCAGCCAGGTCGACGAATCGCTCGGCTGCGGAATGACCAGGACATCTTTCGATACGCCTTTCACCCGGTCGATGGCGTTGAATATGTTTTGGAATATCTCGCTCTCGGGCAGATGAATCAGATCGAACGTGATCCGCCGATATTTGCGGACCTCATCGACAAACACCTGGCCGCCGCGTGATTTCGTCACCCTGGAATCATCGACGAATTCAATCTGGACGCCGTTCGCGTAGTTGATCGTCGGTTGATATGCCGGTCCTGCTATCAAGCGCCCGGCCTCGACATAACCATCGGAATTAGTCGAATCGCTAATGTCCAGGCGCAAGTATCTCGCGATCTGCGGTGATGCCAGAAGATTGAACGTGCTGGCATTGTAGAGACTGATCAATTCAGCCGTCGGTAAGCCGCCCCAGGTGAAAACGCCCCAGGGCGATCCCCCGAATCCTTCGATGGGCGCCCAGGCGCTAATCTCGCCCGAGTCATAAATGAACGTAGAAAAGTTGTCATTCGATAAGCGCCAGCGCACGGTCGCCGATGTCGTCAGGTTGTGAGCGATTAGCGCGAAAAAATCCATGATCTTCTGCGAACCGAAGTCGAGATCGATCTGAGCGCTGGTCGCGCTACTGGTGCGCCACACCTTCACGATCTGCAAATCCTGGAGATTTGTGACCGGCAGCGATGCCGCAGCCGAATCCGCCGTGATGCTCGATGCCGTGTCGACGTAGTTATTCGCGGAAATGATAATGTTTTCAGCCATTTAGCCCCACAGCTCCAATTCGACCTCGTTCGATGCCGCATCTTCGGTGATCGTGATAACGCGGAATTTCTTGCCGCTGGTCAGATTATACCGATCAAACGCGATCTGCACGATGTCATTCAGCTTTAACGTATAGGGCTGCGTCTTTACCCTGATCGTATAAAAGTCTCGCTGAGAGCCATACAAGGCCAGCAGGCGGGTCGCCTCAGTGCTGGCAGCGCTGGATGCCGAGAATAACGCCGGGACGACCAGCTCCTCTGAATTCGGGTAAATCGTGCGAATGCTCGCGGTGTTGTCTGACTCGAAGAGCATTTCCCGGACCAGGTAATCCCGCTGCGCGGTCGTGACCGATGCCCCGAAATCGCTCTCGCTCATCACCTTATAATTTTTGTCATAGCCGACGCGGACCCGGTGATTCGGGGTTGCCGACGATTGGCGCTGCACCTCGATGATGTTGGTCAGATCGAACTCGGCATCAGCCGTCCCGGTCGCCAGCTCCACGCGCGCCATTTGGAATTTGCCGTCTCGATTGAATCCATAAAACGCGCCGACCGTGTTGGCTATCTGATCCAACACCTCGAGGATCGTTGTCGAATCTTTGACATATATCCCGACTGTCGAATTGTTGGCAGTATTCATCGCCGTCAGCGATGCCGTATCTAGGTCGCCGGGATCAGCCAGTCCGCCGTAAGTTGTAACGATTTCCCTGGCAATGTCCGCCGCGCTGGTCAAGTAAGTGCTGCCGCTGTCGACATATCCCTGGATGTCCGCCGTGATGATCCCGGTCGGAGCTGCGACCAGTGTGATTTTCCCGTTCGTCAGATCGACCGTGTAATCGGTCGTCAGCGTCAGCGCGACGCCGCCCTCATAAACAGCCGAGACGGCATTGATCTCACCATCGTTCACCTGGTAGACCCGATTCGTCGAGTCGATCAGAATCGGCTCGATATTCCTGACCTCGCCAAAACATAGCGGGATCGGTGATCCCAGAACATTCGCCGAGAGCGATGAATCGGTATAAACATTCGGCGGGAATTCGATCTCGAAATCTTCCTGGCTGTCCCGCAGGACGACCTCGACGGTTTCGTCATCGAACTCAATGGTTTTCGACTCGCCTTTAAATATGGTGAAGAAATTGGAAATACCAGCGCCGAACTCGCCGACCCGCACCTCGACTGATCGACTGTCCCAGGCGTATCCGGCGAAGTCATCCAGCTCGCCGTCGCCATTCGATAGGATCAGGTTGCCGTAACCTGGGCGCGAGAATCCGCCGACCCTGCCGCTGCTGAACATAGTGCGCGAAAACGTGATCGGCTCGACCAGGCGCGGATCGAAATACTGGTTCGCCGGAGTATCGCCGGGCTCAGTGACGAAACCGCTGTCGGAGTAGTAGAGCGTCAGCTCGGTCGCCCCGCTGACATCGTAGGGCTTCAGAATAGCGATATAT